GAATCTAAAAGAACATTAAATTTTAAAACAGAATTAAAATCAAAAGCATTTGCAAAAGCATAAGTACCAGATGAAGTTATTGCACCTGAACCACCATCAAAGAAACCAAGACCATCATCAAAGTTACCTGTATGTGAATCAAAATTAATAGATGTATCTAATTGTAATTTACTATCTACAGCAACAACATTAGTTTTAGTTCCTGTAAATGTAGAATGTTCTGTTAAGGTTTGTACTGTTTCTATTTTTTCTGCCAGAACTTGTGCTGATATAACTTGACTTGCAAAGTCTGTTGATCTAATTCCAAATTTATCTACAGCTTTTATAAAATATTTTCCTGTTCCTACAAATGGTGTGGTAACACTTGTTGCTGGTCTACCTATTCTTGGTACTAATACAGTGGTGTTTGCATAAGCTGTTTCATTAGTATTTGAAGTAAATCTTATTTCATAAAAATCAAGATCAAGGTTAGTTACAGCATCAAAAGAATGATAAAGTTTATCTCCAACTACATCTATTGAATAATTAGTTACATTGTCTGGTGGAGTAAATGCACTATTAACTTCATGTTGTCCTGTTGTGTAAGTGGATTTAACACCTACAGCATTTATTGCTCTTACTCTTACATCATAGATAAGACCTTCTTTAACAGGATATTTTTCTACTATAGAATTTGAACCTCTACGCATTAATCTATAACTTGATGAAGTTGATTCTTTGTATTCTACCTCAAACTGATCTGTAAAAGCATCTGTACTTGTAATATTAACTATTAATTTAGAAACTACTGAACCATCAAATAGTTCAAATAATTCATCTGATAAGGATATTGCTGGTGCTTGAATTGAATTTGGATTAGGTAAAGTTGTATCAGGTATTGTTGGTATAGGATTTTTAGTATTAAAATCATAAAAATTATCTTGGTGTTCAAACAACTGAACATTAACAGTTAAATCTTCGTTAATCTCAATACCTAATACTCTAAAAGGTTTAGCATTAAATCCACCACTAGCATAAGTAATTGCAACTATATCTCCTATTTCTAACTCTAAAAATTCTGATGTTAAAGTTAATTGTATTTGTAATTGGTTTCTTGATCTTCTTAAAATTACCTCACAAAGAGCCTCAGCATTAAAAGTATTAGTTACATTAGGGAACTCAAAATTACCCTCTAGCAAAGTATCGTTATCTGCTGAAAGCATAGTTGCGTGTTTAAATTCTGTTACAACATTACTGTCATCTGCTGGTGGGAAAGAAACTGTATCATTCTGCCAATTCTTATATGGGTTTACATAAGTTCCTATTACTCGATTAAATTTATTATTTTTTCTTTCTCCTAATACTTTTGCACCACCTACTACATGATCTGCTGTTATTGTTTTAACTGATGAGCCTGTACCCTCAATTTTAAGTTTATAAACACCATTATTATAAGTAAATAATGATCTCATTGGATTTAAAAGTTTTTTTACATTATCAATTACTTTTTGATTAGTATCTATAACTGCATTAGTTTCAAATTTAATAATAGCTGGAACTACATCTGTTACATGACTTCCACTTGAAAAATTAGAAGATAATGCTGTACTATATGAATCAAAACCAGTTCTCCAATCAAAAGTTAAAACACCACCAGCTGGTGCATTACCATAATAAATAATAATAGGGTGGACAGCACCATTTGAAAATGCTTTCGTTCCCTCTTGTGATTGTGTTCCATGCCAACCTCTATTATTTACAACTAGCTTACTATTTCTATTGTTCTCAACTTCTTTAAATAAATTATCTACAGTTTGATTAGCATCTCCAATATAAACTACAGATGAATCGTCTGATGTTGTTCTAAAATAAAATGTTGCTGTACTTGGTGATGTAAAATATCCATAATATTTCCTTGAATGATATTGTTGAGTACTTACACCACTAATACTTGTTACTTGTGCTGTTTGCTCTGAAGATTTATTTACAAAAAAATTAGGATTATCATTATAATATCCACTATAAAATTGAGAAGTTAATCCAGGTGTTGAAGAAAATACTTCTGTTCTTGGTTGGATTAAAGTATCTGCATCTGTTGCAGAAGTTTTAAAAGATGCAAAATCAGATTCAAATGCACTATCTGGTAATCCTTTTCCATATCTAGTATTTCTTAAATAATCTAATAATACTAATGCAGAATTAGGTGTCCATTTAGTAGCACTATCTCTAGGGTCAAAAACTTTTTTACCTTTTAATGTTACTCTTACTTGTGGAATTGAACTAAATACATCTTGATTCCATTTAAACCTAAAGGCTACATAACTAACACCACTTAATTTATGATTTGATGTCCAATTAGTAGAATTAGTTAATATAGATGATGCAACTTGTGTGTCTGTTCCATTAAATGCCTGTACTTGAATTAATGAACCACTTTTATAAAAATTAGCATCTCCACCAGAAACTTCTCTTGTTACTCCATGATCTAAATCGCCATCAAAAATAACCTGTTTATCATCTATAAATATTTGCTCTACTTCTTCAATTTCTCCCTCGCAAAGAACTCCAGCCATATATAAGTATTGATTATCTGTTCCTGATGATTCTACAAATACTCTTGTAATTCCAACTTGTCGTCTGCCATAAACAATAGGAATTTGTGCATTGTTAGATTGTTTGTTAATTAATACACCTCGTTCTTCTTCTGGTGTATCAAACTCAGGAATATCAGGAATAGGTATAAGCCACCCGATAAAACTTGTTACAACATTAACAATTGCTTCAACTATTCCACCCATTAGTGATAACTCCTTTTAAACTTTTGTCCTACTCTATAAATATCACTATCAACCCTTAACCAATTTATAGAATGATCTACCTTTAATTGTTTTCTAAAATAATTATAAACCCAACGCATCATTTTAAATGTATTTTTTACAGATACAATTTCTATTAACCATAAATTACTACCTGAGTTCCATTCATTAGATTTAATCTTACCTGTTTGTTTAAATCTTTTTTCTACTAGATCATGGATATAAGCCCAATTAACAAAACCAACTAATTCGTTATTGTCATAAAACTTTTTATATTGATTAAGTTTTATTGATGGTTCTAAATAATTTGTTAATTCTTTACCTTTATAACGATCAAAATTATTAAATAAATTTATTACATCTTGCATTATGTTCTACCCCATTTAATATCTTGAACTGTTTGTGATGCAAATTCGAAACCTTTATCTGTTGAAAAATGTAATTGTTGTGAACCTGTATTTGTTTTTCTACCCTCTATTTTACTAAAGTCTGACCAATGAGATGCAACTACAATATTAGCATTAGAATTATTAATAGTTTCATCAATACTAAAAGATTCTATTCTACCTTTAAATAAAAGAAATGGGTCTGCAATTACTGCCTCGCTACTGTTTAAAAAGCCTTTATAAACTTCTGCTTCTTTCTCCATATAATTATTGCTTAAAAATAAAGATATGATTGTTTGATCTGCACCAGAAAAAGATAGTGTTATATTACTTACTTCTATTTCTGATGATTCTGTGACACTAGATAATCTTGTAAATAATGATGATGCTGAATAAGTATTTGAATCGTAAGTTATGTCTTTATAATGGTCTGTAAATCTAAATCCTGTACCTACATTAATATAGACAAGTGTAACAGGTTGTAAGCTATCTGTTAAAAGTTCATTCTTTACTGCTGTTGTTAATGTTCTCGTCATATTGTTCGTAAGTTGTTTGGGTTACACTTTCTGTACCTTTTAACATAGTAAAATCAAATTTGCTATTAGGTTTCTTATATTCTTTAAGATCATTAATTTTACTATCTATTTGATCTTCATTAACAATCACTTCGGCAACAAAATCGGCATTTATTTTGTGGGTTATTTTATACTTTTTCATTATAGATTTTCTATTAAGTCTATCTGATACTTATAAAGATCATTAGTTACAATAGAATATTCTTGAATATCATTTGAAAGTCTTACAGTAAAATCAACATTATCATAAACCAATGCAATATCATTAGC